GTCATTATACTATCAAGTTCATGATAATTCAAGTTCTGGAATTCATCTACGATAACAATTGTCTTATCAAATGTAGTACCTCTTATGAATGATGTACTCCAGAAGTCAATAGTATCCTGTGCCTTAAGATTACCATAGAGCATATTGAAATCTGCTTCCGATGGCATCTCAAACATATACTTTACCATATGTTTGTAAGGTATCTGATAAAGATAAGACTTATCATCGTGGTCACCAGGTAGGAAACCAATCTCCCTAGTAGCAACAAGAGACCTTACAATATAAACTTTTTCGTAAGGTGTTGATGGATCTAAAACATCTTTCAATGCATTATATAAGGTAATGAATGTCTTACCTGTACCTGCAACACCATAAGCAACAAGATTTTGATCTTTGGCATATGCCTCGAACAAAGTCTTCTGATTATCTGTGAGGGGTTCTATGTCCCTCATCATGTCTGCATTAATTGGTTTCTTTCTTTTCATCTGCTTGGCCGTTAAACCTACACCAATAGGTTGATCTGCTTTCTTTTTACGTGGCATATTTAGAAACTGTAGTCACGATTTTTACGGACATTAGCACCTGGTTGTTTAGATGCTCTGTCTAATATCTCATTCCATCCACTCGATCTTGCTTCACCTTTCCACCCTTCTATTTCTTGACATGCAGCAACTCCTGCTTGCCAGTCCTTATCCCACTCTGGGTTATCTTTTCTCCATTGATCATACTCTTTCATTGTCATAGAGAGTTCTTTCTTTTCTCCAGTTTCTTTATGGATGATTGGATATGTTGGCATAATAAGATAATTGTGTAGTTTTATTTAGACCCACTCTAGGGCTTCAGATACTGCAGGGAACTGTTCTACAAATATTTTCTTACACTCCGCAACAACATCCATGTGTTCTTTCTGTGTACCGTGTGCAGACCGTAGATTAATATAATGGATCCATGAACGACATGAACCAGTCATGTATAATCTTGTAGGTGTTGCTAACGGGAGAACAAATCTCGCACACTCCTTCGCAATACCTGAAGCGAGGAGTTCATTGTAGAGATCCATTGACGCAACGAAATGTTCTGCAATCTTTTCTTGAAGGTCTGCCTTCTTGTTCTTTGGGATATCATCGATTGAATTTTGTCTATTTTTTAAATCTTGACTACGGAGATCAAACATAGGAATCTCATCTGCTAATAGATTAGTATCAGCATACCTCTGACTGAACTCCTGAAAAGTAAATGATCTATGACGAAGTATTTGAGCACCTAAACCCCTTGTAGTTTCAATCTCCAAGGTCATGTGTGCTTGTTCAAATACACTCCAGTGTCCGTGCTTAATACAGTAACTTAATAGACCAGCAAACTTTTCATTGTTCTGGTTCTTTGGGTTAGAAACTCTAGCAATATATGCCATCGTCTTCTCCGCATCAGGAGTAACACTAACAAGTTTTACATTCATAGTTTAATCTGCGTAACCATCATCATCATCATACATTTCATCATAATCTCTTGGTATATCTTTGAATGCACCAGAGTTTTTATAAGCATCTACATCTGAATAAATTTCAGACTCAAGTTCATCAACAACCTCTTTAAGAGCCATGATTAAAACTTTTAATTTTGCTTTGTTCATATGATTACTTTTCATCTAATTATAATACAAAAAAAGAGCAGGGTCAACACCCTGCTCTCCAAATGTATCTGCAAGCGAGACTTTAGCTCTTTGATGCGAACTTATGCTCATGCTTGATGCCACGATACATTAGATCATGGTTTCTTTGTTGAGCTGCCTCTGCGAGTACCTTTTTGTTGTACTCCTCGGTGTCATAAGCGACACCACGGTAAATGACTTGTGCCATTGGATTACTCCTAAAGTAGTTGGATTTTTAGGCCCGTTCCTTTAGTCATTTGCGTCCCAACACCCAGCTTCTGTAGAGTCTTTAACAACTCTAACCAATTCAACCTTTTGTTCTTGAGGAACATCACTCGTATCGAATTTCTCAATGAGAATTTCAGCACTAGAGCAAGAAAGAACTGATGCTAGAAGGAAAGGTGTCATAGGGATGAACGCTCCGTTCCGTGACTTACTTGCGTCCCTAATGGGATGAACGATGTGTTAATACTAACACAGTTATACTATATATGCAACCAATTATGTGTAAACCGATACATTTTATTTAAAATAAGTCTTAACGACCTCAATCTGGTCATGATAACGTGCAATCTTATCCAACTCTACTCCTATTGCTTCAGTGATATCAGAATGCTCTCCAATACCAGCAGGATTTGTCAGATAAACCTCAACATTTGCTTTATGCTTGGCAATTTCACCAGTAGCATGTGCAGTAATTGCTTTAATTAACTGTTCTCTCATGTATCCCTCTTGCGTGTGCATTATATTTTATAATCTTATTATACCATACCATGTCACATAATGTCACCTCCTTCTGTAATTTAATTTTACAAGCAATTTCAGTTACTTTTAATCGGTATTCTTTGCTTAACATGTTCTATTGCTGCTGGTAGGATAGCATATTCTTTTCTTTGAATAGCCTTTGTTAATGATTTGACGGTATCGTGTGGCATAATCTCAACTTCTGCTTGCATAATAATCTCACCACCATCTAGTTCTTCATTCACATAATGTACAGTGCATCCAGTCTTCTTCTCACCTGCTTCCATTGCTCTTTCTACTACATTTAATCCTTTGTACTTGGGAAGTAATGATGGATGAACATTAATAATAGGACATGGGAAAGCAGAAGGATTTTTAATCACTCTCATATATCCTGCAAGGATAATAAGATCTACATGCCATGCTTCAAATAATTTCACCATCTCATCTTCATTCTTATGAGAAACATAACAATGATTAATTCCTAACTTCGCTGCTCTCCTTAATGCTCCACAATCCTTTTTGTTATGGATCATTAACACAACTTCGTCATATCTACAAGTACGCACAATGTTCTCGAAATTTGAACCATTTCCAGAACACATAATGCCTAATCTCATAGTGGTTTCCCGTGCTTATCTAGTAGTTTTGCTTGATACAGATTTGATTTCTGCTTCTTCTTGATCCTTTTATACTTCTTTATAAGTTTATCAACTTCTGCATTAGGTATATTAACTGTCAACTTCTCATCTTTATTCTGAACAAATCCAAGACCAGTCTTTTCAGACTCCTCTTGAGTATCAATGTATTCATTTATTCCTTCCTGAATTTCATCACGAATAATAGCATTCACTTGTTCTCGAAGTTGATCATCCTTCATCCCTTTCTCCTCTTTCTTTTTTCGGGTGGTTTATATCCCCACTGTGTAGGACTAATAGTTCCATGTCCATAATCTATTTTCTGAACAGAACCTTTACCAAACTTATCAAAATACAAATCAAATAAATTAACCTTTGACCCACGACAAACATCCTGATGAACTTTATCTTCTACCTTATAAGATATTATCATACTATCAGTCGGAACTTTTCTATCTACTAATTGTTCTTGAGTAGCATCTTCATATATTAATTGACACCCATAAGTACCAATAAGTTTCTTCTCTTCAGCAGACCATGCGGAAGATGGTTTCGTTGGTTTCTCTTTCAATTCCTTTTTTTCTTCCACTTTTTCTGTCATGATCCTCTGTTCTCACCCCATACTATATCAGGGAACGCTTGCTTCACAACATCAAGTGTTACCTTTGGATACACAGATTCTAACTCCTTATCCTTCACAAGGCAAATAATTTCTGCTTCCTTTGGATGAAGACCTTCAAGTAACTGAATGAACATAGACTCTCTACGGAGACTACTTAAAGAATCATTACCACCCTTAATGAAATGATAAAGTTGCTTCCACTCTCTACGTAATGAAGTATGGTCTGTTCCTACTGGTACTTCATTCTCTTTATAAGGAACCTGACCATCAGGAACTGCAGACTGTACTCTCTCATCAAAATTCCAGATAAGAATAGCAGTTAGAGAGTCATCCCTATACTCTTTAAGGATCTCAACTCTCTTTGCCTTTGTCCTTTGCTCTCCTACGAGTTCAAGTATCTCATGGATAAAAGGATTGGGTGGAAGTTTAACTCTCTTGACGGCTGTTTTCCTAGTCGTCGTCTTCTTCTTCGTCTGTGTCATTGTAATTTTCAAATCGTAGGGCTAAAATTTCATCGGGAACTACATTTCCATTCTCATCAAACATCTCTGGATGAACAGTGTAAGGAACTGGTCTGTTAAGGAATTGGGATGTTACATTGTTGGCAATCCAACCTCCAAAGAATCCTAACACAAATGTAGCAAGTATTGCAAATCCAGCATAGAAAAGGATGTAAGGGGTTACTTCTTGTAACATAATATTCCTCCGAAGATTATTTTTTTTGAATGTCCAGATAAAAAGTAATCTCTCTACCAAAAATAGAGAACTGTACCTGGAATGTTTTGGTCTTTGGTTCCTCTTTCCTCCTGTTTCTTAATAATAACTCAAAACCTTTATTGATTTCGGTCTTGTCATTATTTAGATCGACTTTTTCTTCCTCTTCTTTTGTCATTACTGTACCTCACTGCATCTTCTAATATACAAGCAAGATAATCTCTTATCTTTCTGGCTTGAGGTTTAGGAATATGATGGTATGCCTCCCTCAATTGTTGATGTTGATTGTCCTTACCTCCTTTAATGTACTCATCAAGTTCGTTCACTTCATCGGCATATTCTTTAGCAGTAGAACTACGTAAGAATTGATCTGCCTCTGCTTTAGTGACTCCTCTTAACTGAAAATATTCATATAATTTTACCACAAACTTACCCTTGAAAGCAAGTTCCAGTGCTTCCTCTAGAACATAATATACTTCCTCGAAGTTGTTTGACATGACATTAGACTAACTTATTTTCTTTAAGGTACTTTACAGTTGCAGATGCACCTCCAAGTTTATTACCATCTACAGTTACTTGAGGAAAAGTAGCATCTGGTCCAAACTCAATAAAGAAACTTCTGGGAGTAAAGTCCTTGTCTATTTTATAAGTTACAAATTTTTGCCCTGCCTCCTTAAGAAGTTCAACCACCTTCTCACAATAGGGGCAACCTTCCATTGTATAGACAGTAAAATTATTCATACCGCAGTAACCTCTAGATTTTCTATTGATTTTGCATAGTCTTTATCAAAGATATCCATACCCTTATCAGTAAGAATATGATCATACATTCCATCAAATACCTTGGTAGGCATTGTAACTATATCAGCACCAAAACTAAAGCACTGTGCAGCATGACTCACATCCCGCAGAGACGCTGCTAGAACCTGTGTTGTGACCATTTGCTCTCTATAGAGTGCTGCGATGTCCTTCACGAGTCCTACACCGTCAAATGAGATGTCATCCAAACGACCAACGAATGGTGATATGTATGTTGCACCTGCTTTAGAAGCAAGGATTGCCTGTGCAACAGAGAATACTAGGGTAACATTAACTCTAATATTATCAACACTTAACTTGGCACATGCTCGAAGTCCTTCTCTAGTACAAGGAACTTTGATCGTTGCACACTTACCAAACTTCTTATGTAATCTCTTACCTTCAGAGATCATATTAACTTCACTACCAATGACCTCCATACTAATATCATTGATACCTACTTCTTTTAATTCTTGATATACATCTTCATGATTTCTACCACTCTTACGAATTAAAGAAGGGTTTGTTGTAATGCCATCAATCAAACCAGTAGTCCATCTAGTTTTTATTTCAGTGACATCAGCAGTATCTAAAAAGATTTTCATAATAGAATTTAAAAATGTATTTAATAGGTTTAGTTATTTGAATTGTTAGGGAAAGATCATCTGCCTTCTCTAGAACGATTCCTAATCGTAATATGATTACCTTCAATCTTAAACTCAAGGTAATCTCGATGATCCCAATTAAGTTCTGTATAAAGATCATCAAGTTTTTTCATATCATCCCATAGATCAGTAGGAGTAGGTTCTCCCCAGAATGGATTTTCTTCCATAGATTTTAAATGATCCTCTGTAAGTTAGTTAGTATAGTTTGATACGCTGTAACTATATCACCGTTATCATTTCTAAACAAGTCTTTGTCAAAACTCTCTGACGTTCCTTCCTTCCAGAGTCTCATTCCATCAGGTGATAATTCATCAGCAAGAAGTAAATTACCATCAACATCATATCCAAACTCCAATTTCATATCCACAAGTGTAAGACCTATATCACGGAAGATCTTTCCTAAAATACCATTAACTTCTCTGGCAGTCTGTTCCATATCTCTTAATGGATAATCTCCCATCAATCTGATACGATCTTCTGTAAGTAATGGATCATCCTTCTCATCATCTTTTAAAAAATACTCAACCAAAGGCCAATTAATAATCTTACCTTCTTCAAGAGTAGTCTGTCTAACGATAGAACCAGTAGCAACATTCCTTACTACAACTTCTATTGGAATAATATCTACCTTCTTACAAGACATAATAGCAACAGGATATCTATTAATATAATGAGTACTTATCCCATACTTTTCTAGTTCTTTAAAAAGTATCTCAGAAATCTCACAACAAATAGCACCTTTTCCTTGAGGATAATCTATCTTCTTACCATTACCAGCAGTAACTTTATCCTCATATTGTATAAGAACTACATCAGGTTCAGCAGTATTGAATACTGTCTTTACCTTTCCTTGAAAAAATTCAGTGTCACTCATTGATAATAAGAAGGGTTGTAGGATTCTTTGTTAGGTTTATATTCTGGTTCTTCTTCTCCAACATAATGCTTAAACTTATCAACATCAAAATAAGAAATGTAATTAAATTTACCTTCTCTCTCATCCATCACTTCATTAATAAGTATCTTTAACTCTTTAACCATTTGAGGAGTGTGACATCTTCTCGGTGTAATCTCCCAAGGTTTATGTTTTTGTGCTCTTATTGGTCCCTTATAATTAGGATCCATAGGAGCACTCATCCCTTGCGTATCAATCTTGCTCATGGCTTTCTAGATATTCTATCATAGATTTAAGGGTATGTATATCATCATTAACAAGACCAAGTGCAGTATTACAATTAGAACACAATAAACCACGGACTTTTCCAGTCTTATGGTGGTGGTCTACATTAAATCTTTTATGTCTTCCTAGTGGTTTTGTACTCCCACAAATAGCACAACAGTTATCTTGGTCAGATAACATTGCCTCAAATTCCTCAAAGGTTAATCCATAGTTCCTTTTAAGATATTGCGACCTCACGCTAGTAGAATGTTCTCTATTATATTCTACAGTCCTTTTTACAGTACATTCTTTACACTCATATGAATAGGAGGATTTCTTTGTAGGATCTTTACGTGAAAGATAGTAATCCTCAAGAAGATTCTTATCTTTCTTACAGACCCTACAAATTCTAGTTTCTAAAAGTAAATGTGCTGTTGAAATTTGGTCATCAAGTTCCAAACTTCCCTCCTGTCACTCATGCATATTATATATTAGACCCACCTAGTAACTGTCAATTCAATCGAGTTGTCATCCATTTCCCATTCCTCTTCAACTTCAAATCCCATTTCCTTCACTGTGTTATGCACAGTCATTCTAGCATACTGCTGTGTAACTTTATCAATAAATCTTGCTGGTGGAACTGGATCTTTCCAAGTTTGTATGTCTGTTACCAATTCATACTCACCATTATTATTCAAACGAAATCCAATATCATTACCAATAGAAACATCAACCTTTACTTTCTCATGTTGATGGTTAAGGGGATTAACTAATTCTTGATCCTCTTGAACATCATACTGAAGAAGTTCTAGTGCTTCAATCAGTTGTGGTTTGTGTTTGATCTTCGTTTGTATCGTGCTGAAGTGTGACATTGTTTTGATAGTATTCTGGTTTGGTTTCAACATAAGTAACATTACCAAGTTTCTCTTCTATAGATTTAGTTATATCTTGACATTCGTTGCCAACAGCACCGAAAACTTCTTCTGTAACTAATCCATCTTGTCTGATAGTGAACTTAAGTTTCTGTTGTTTAGGCATAATTAAAAGTTTTTAGGATGGGTTACAACATCACCATGTATCTCACCAATATCATCTATGTGAGCATGATCTACATGATCAATCTGTTCAATATGTCCATGATCAATACTAATATGAACATTACTCTCTAGGATATTAGCAATCCTTTCAAGAGAGTCAGCAATCTTCGCAAGATCCTTTTCCATAATAAAAAATCATTTGCACATATTATATCATAAAAAAGCACCCTGTCAATTGACAAGGTGCTGATCCATCTCGAACTAGAGATATTTATTAACCAACTGAAGGAGCAACAAGTGCAACTTCACTAGTCTCTGCAGAAGCAAGGTCTAGAGGGAAATTATGAGCATTTCTTTCATGCATAACTTCCATACCTAGGTTTGCTCTGTTAAGCACGTCACCCCAAGTAGGAACAACCTTACCAGATGAGTCTACGACAGACTGGTTGAAATTGAAACCGTTAAGGTTGAATGCCATTGTACAGATACCCATTGAGGTTAACCATACACAAATTACAGGCCATGAGGCAAGGAAGAAGTGAAGTGAACGACTGTTGTTGAATGATGCATACTGGAAGATTAAACGTCCGAAGTATCCATGAGCAGCAACAATGTTATAGGTCTCTTCTTCTTGACCAAACTTGTAACCGTAGTTTTGTGAATCTAATCCAGTTGTCTCTCTGATTAGAGAAGAGGTAACTAGAGAACCGTGCATAGCACTAAAGAGTGCTCCACCGAACATACCTGCTACACCTGCCATATGGAAAGGATGCATCAGAATATTATGCTCTGCTTGGAATACGAACATGAAGTTAAACGTACCAGAAATACCGAGTGGCATTCCATCAGAGAATGAACCCTGACCAAATGGATATACTAAAAATACTGCGAATGCAGCAGATACAGGAGCTGAGTATGCTACACAGATCCAAGGTCTCATACCTAAACGATATGATAGTTCCCACTGTCTACCCATATAGGCAGAGATTCCAATAAGGAAGTGGAAGATTACCAACTGATATGGGCCTCCATTATACAACCACTCATCAAGAGTAGCAGCTTCCCAGATAGGATAGAAGTGAAGTCCAATAGCATTGGAAGATGGAACTACAGCACCAGAAATGATGTTGTTTCCATACAAGAATGAACCTGCAACAGGTTCACGAATTCCGTCAATATCGACGGGAGGAGCAGCAATAAATGCAATGATGAAGCAAGTTGTTGCAGCAAGTAAACATGGGATCATTAGAACCCCGAACCAACCAACATAGATTCTATTGTTAGTTGATGTTACCCACTCGCAAAACTGCGGCCATCCTGCAAGTAATGAACTCTCTCTTTTTTGAAGAGTTGTCATTAGTCCAACTGTAAGTAGGGCTGATAGGGAGTCAGCGAAACTTATTTTCCTGTAGTACCCTTGAAATCTACAGGTAGGATGAGAGACGTTGTTTACTTCCCATAGGTCTCGGTTAAACGGGAAGAGTAAGAGTGAGCATATACTCACCGAAGTTATTTAGTATAAACTTTTATTAAGCATTTGTCAAGTAGTTAGACCAGTTTATTTACTGGTACCTATGTATTACATAATACCTTAAGATTATATTAAGTATTATTGCCGTATATATACATATAGGTTTGGTGTCACTAAATGAAAAGATTCTTACCTATCATAATGTTTTTGATGACAGGTGCAATGGTAGCACCAGCAGCTAACGCTGACCTTACTCATAGAATGTCCTCTAGCACACAGTTAAGTGTTAATGGAGCTTACACGGATGCTAGCCGCATAGGCTCAACTTATACGGTGTCGGGATCTAATATCAAAGTAGCAACTGATAACCACTTTGGGAAACTAACTGCTGGTACTGCTACTGCAGCTGCATCTCTAGACGTTGGTGCATATGATATTAATACTACAGGCTCTGCCTTCAGCTTTTCTGAAAGTTGGACTCAAGGAGACGTAGTAAATGCTATCGGTTCTGGTGTTGACGTTGGTAGTGGTGTCGTGGCTGACATGCCAGCATACGGTAACGTTTTAACGATGTCTGGTGGGGTTGCGGGCTCTCTGGCTGGGACCATTACTTCAGCTGGAGTCACGACTCTAACTGCTGGAGGGGCGGGTACTACGGCTACTGGCCAATTCGTTACAGAAATAGTAATAGAGTAGCTATGAAGCGTATACTAACAGTACTACTACTGGTTAGTGGTGCAGGTGCTGCAAGAGCAGTGCCTGTGGTGCCCAATTTTACTCAGGGCTCGATGACCAGCCACACGGAGACTACCAGCACGGTGACGGAGACCATAAATTCTATGGACTATAACACTGGCTGGCAGTATGTGGTAACAGGGACAAACGTAGAAGCGAATGGAACTCTCACTCCAACAGGTGCAGATTCCATTGTTAGCACACAAGTAACATTAGATGGAGTGACTTCGACATGGAACGGATTGAATCTAACAGATCGACCAGAATATACAATCAAAAATGCGGGGGCAGCCTTTCAATTTACGGAAAGTTATCAAGGAGCTGGCCTTTCAAATCACACAATAATACAAAGAACGACAACTATAAATTCAGTCACCGACACAACAAGTACCTTCACGCAATAGCCGCAACTGCTGTAAGTGCTATAACATGTTC